CCAAGCACTGGAAGATAGAGTTGCTGGCAGTGGCTTCAGGATTATCATTTGCGTGTGCTGTCGCCCTTGCTTTATGGGCAAGGATTATGCCCTGTTAGAAATGAAGGCCCGCTCACTGGGGATTGTGTATCCTTCGTGCACGGGCCCTTTTTGTTTATTGTTCTACGTAATATTTATGAATCACCTTTGCAAGGTCCACATCCAGGATATAGAATAGGGTAACATTCTTCAAATAGCGCCGGGAATTACTGAGTATCTGTCCTATCCGTAATTCGGGGTGTTTCTGCACAGCGGCTTCCAGTTCCTTTGTTACTTCCCATAGTGGGTTGTCTACTGGTGCATCTGATTTTGGCATAACTCCATCACATTCTTGACAATCCTCACATGAAGCATCCATCATGTTCTGTTCTGATAGTCTTTCTCTGTCCATTGTACTTTTCCTCTGGCACCATGTGCCTATTACTGTAACTTACATTTTCCATTAAGGTGGTCCACTTCATGCTGGATAATACGGGCTATCCAGAAAGTGCCCTCCATCACATTCTTCACACCCTCCCGGTCAATATACTCAACAACAATTGCCATGGGCCTGTCAACCTTTCCACGCCTCCCCGGGTAGGATAGGCAGGATTCAAACTGCCCGTATGTTTCTTTACTTTTCCATGTAATTTTTGGGTTAATCATTACGATTACGTTGTGCCGGGCAGGTCGTAGAGCAATAATACGCTTCGTGAACCCCAGTTGATTGGCGGCAATTCCCACCCCATTCTTAGTTGCGGTCAGTACCTTTGTCATCAGGTCCACGATAGCCATTGTTTCTTCACCCAGTACATCCTTAACCTTCTTGCACGTTGAACGTAACACGGGGTCAGGGTACACCCGAATCTTCTTTAATAGGGCTCGGTCACAGATTCTATTCTTACGTGCTTTCGTTGTCACCTTCTTCATCATTCACTTACTTTCACGAATGTTGTTTGCACCATGTAAAATTTCCACTTACTTCCATTCAATATTCCTGAATTGTATTTAGTCATTCTTACCATAATTCTTTCCTTTCGTTAGTTCAGTCAGAATTTCTTTATATCTATTTAATGATACTTTGAATCCCCGTATCGTATTATCAACGATTCTCACAACTGTGTTATCGAAATCAGTAACCGCTATTTCGCCTATTACAAACAGCGACTCTTTCAGACGCTCGTTCTCCGCTTTGAGTTGATTTGCTTTAGATTGCCATGCTTGAGCTGATGATGTCTGACACAAGTTGCTCTCTTTCAGCCGTTCTATTAGTGCTTCAAGAGTTGCTTCGGACTCCAATAGGGTATTGTAAGTTGTGACTTTAATTGTTATCATGTGTTCGTCAGTTTTCATTTTTACCTCCTTTCAGGGGTTTAGGATATCCATAATCACGGTCTTCGGTAACGGCCTTTTTCTCCCCGCACCACTCGCATTCACCGGAGTGGAACGTGCTATACCGACCAAACTGCTTACCGTACTTTCTTCCACAGTCATCACATATCCACATTATTCACCTTTCAGTTTAGCGTTAAACTCTTTACTCATCATTTCCCTCCACAATAGGCATCCATATTTCCGTGTCATACCGTGGTCGTGGTTGTTTCATGGTGCACCCGCCCACCACAACCAACAGCAGAACTATCCATATAACTTTATTCATTGGAACCCCCATTATACATATACCAACGTGCCGAATTTTCCATATCCAAAATACGCTTTCTCAGGTCCATAATCTCATCCCGCAGTGCTTCCACCAATCTGCAATGGTTTAACTGCACACATGAACAGGCCTCAAGGTGAATGATACACCGTTTTGCATCTTGTTCTAAATCTGCGATAGGTCTATCCATTATTTACGCTTTCCTTTCTCATAGCGTTCCCTGTCGTCATCATCCAGCATATCCCATACCTGAATACCAAAACAAGTACCCCAGTCATCCTTCCCTAACTCCTTGCTGTCCCGGTTAGGAATATCAGACTCAGGGTCTATGTGCAGTGCTTGCTTCACGGCATGGCGTTCCCGCCTCCTATTAAACACATCTCGTGCCCGGGAACAAACAAATATAGACCACTTTTTGAATGAACGACTCATTATTTATATTTCTCTAATGGCATCAACTCTACATGGGCCTGACCCTCAACAACCACACCACAGCTAATCACGGACCGCCGTTTCATGTGCTTGCTATATGCGAATGCCATACTGTCATCATCAATACCACAACCCACATCCAACCCGAACCATCTCTTTACGGGGGATACACACCACTTCACCCCGGCAACACTGTGGATGTGCCCCATAACACAGGACATACCAAGGTGCCGTGCCGCATTGAAGGCCGGGTGTAAACCACCGTATGAAATTCCATGCATGTAGTACACGTCATCAATCGTTGTGTGGTCCGTCCATTTCCACTTCGGTGTTTTCCAGATGTCCGCATAGTTTCTCAGGAACTTCGAGGGAATATGTGCCGTCTCAGCCAACCGTATAATACGTGCGTCATGGTTCCCAATGATAACATCGGCTACCGGGAAGGCCCTGTACCACCTCTGAATCCGCTGAAGTGCATGGGTATATTCATCCGCTGGTCCGGGCATGTCCGGGTGTGCAGAGAAGAAGCTGATTGAATGCCAATCCACTACATCCCCTATGAACACCACACGGTTACAGCGGTACTTCTTATACACGGACTGACAGAACTCAAGGTACCCCTTTCGGCAGGATGGCTCATGCAAGTCACCAATCACCAGTACACGGTATTTATCCCCGGGCTGGGGTGCGTTTCGTATTCCCGAAATCATAGACAATGCAAGTCCAGTCTTCTTCGCTATCGCCCGGTGGGACATTCCCTGTTCAATCATCTGCATCACGTCTTTACTTTGTGCTTTCATCAGGTCCCTTTCTAAGGTAGAACGAATGTTTCTTGTCAATGCTTATGTCCGGCCCGTCAAAGTGGGCCCGCTCATCCACTACATCCGCTGACATCATTGATAGCTTCCCACAGCTCCCCACTATACCTACCATAACGGAACTGGGTAGCCCGGCGTATTCCGCTTTCCTCCAAAACGTACCGTTTACATATAGCTTTACGTTACACATCGTTACTCAACCCTTCTGCCGCACTGTCGTCAATATCAAGCCCATCCACAATCGCAATGATTGCGTTATCCGGCACTAAGAATACCTTCTTGCCCTCCACCTCAAACGATAGATTGCCCTCCAAGGTTGTCAGTACCAGCACCAAGTCACCCGGCTCAGCAAGAGGGACGTGCTTCACACCGTAACTGCTGTACTCCCCATGTGCCATAATAACCCGGGCAAATGTCGTCGTCAGGGTTGCCTTTGCAATCTGTGGCAGGATGATTTTACTTTCTGACTTTTCCTCAACACGTTCAACCATGTAGAAGTTTTGTAATACTCGTTTAACTTGCATGTGTGTTCTCCTAAACTTGGGCCCCATCTGCGGGCTTCATTACCATGTTATATTTATGTACGTTGAACCGGAACTTCTTGCAACGGTCATCCCCAAGCACACGTCTCCGTTCCTTTTCCTTTGTACCATCCGCTTGTACCACTGAGGATGTATGCTTCATACAGATATAGAACTGTCCGTACAGGTGCAGTGAGTTATTGCACCATCTACACCGTCTTTGTGGCTCTACAACCTTTTCGTTTGACATTTGCAATGTCCTCCAATAAAACTTCAATTGTACTGACCATAATATAGGTTTCGACATCCCCTGCAACGACCGCTGTGGGTGTAAGGGTGTCTGCACTATACATGAATTCTTCCAGCATTCCCTCACTAAAGGCCCGTTCCATGTCATAGAACAGGACCCCATCACAGGTGTCAATAATCGCCATGTCAACCTCAAGAATCTGGTCAACCGTCATAAGGCCACACTCATAGGCAATCGTCACAAATTCGTCATGCTCCCCCGGAACATATAACTCTACCTCCGGGAACAACTGCCGAACTCGGTCAGCAAACACACATACCCGTTTGTTATTGTTGACCATATCCTCATGGGTGACATCCTTTCCCTTAATCCCCCTGATGGGGTGGCTTACGTAGATTCGTAGTCTATTCATTATAATCGTTTCCCCGTTTTTGTGCACATTCATGCAGGTATCCCATGACGTTGAACATCAGGGCACACAGGGATTCTTCCATGTCCTCCGTTCCCACTCCACGGTGGTTGCCCCATACATCCATGAAGTGCCGGTACATTGACTTCATATATGCGTCCATCGGAATCCCCTTCTGCCAATTGTCAGAGTCCCTCAGGTTCCCATCTGCCTGAACCCGGTGTTTGCTCATGTACTCCCCAAACCGTTTGATTACAGGATAGCTCAGGAATCCCTCATAATCCGGCTTGTTCTCATCATTGTCCCGTGTAGCACCAGTACTAAATTCTCTCATCGTCAGTTACCTTTCCGTATTCAATATAGTATTCATATTCTGTTCCGCTACACATTTCTTCTGGGTGGTCGTAAAACGTTGGTGTTTTTAACCACCGAGCACAGGTCCACCTACGGTCACATGTTTTGTTATTGCAGTGACCAAATATTCGCTTGTAATTCTCATCATACCGTTTCTGTTAACCTTTCGAGGTGTATCCCCCTTACTCATGACTACCTCAACGGGCACTTAAGACCCTTATCTTTGCATAGCTTCCTTATCTTAGTTTTTAACTCCGCAACCAGCACCACCAGCTTATCCAAGTCCAGCGGTTCATTCCCCTTTGCCAACTCAGCCAATTCATCCAGCATTTCCACACCAAATTTGTCCTTGATGTACTGGGCGAACAGAGCACTTTGCCCCTCGTTCCAAGAGTTACACCATGAACACTGTGGTGCCACGTTACAGGGGTGGAAGCGGGTTCCCATGTTCTTGCGAATATGAAAGTGTCCAGCATCAATTTCTGTCCAGTGTACCATCTTATTACACGTAATACATCTGCACATCCCATTCTGGTTGGCCCCATTAAGTCTAATAAACCAACTGAAGTGGGGGTCCACCGTGTTCTTTATATAGGACGCTTTGCTCTTTGGTCGCCCAGCCATTACTCAGCACTCACGAACTTAAACTGGGTAGCATCCGCAAACAGTTTCAGGTACTTCAAGAACTCACTGTTCACGATGGCCTTAATGGATTCGGTGTCCGGCCTACACTCAGCATTGTATATCGTGGTTGTCATTTCCCCAGTCTTTGCCTCACCCTGAAACTTTGTCCAGTACATGAAACTTGTCCTGCTCAAGCTGGCTGTTTCTGTAATCGTGGCATCGAACTGTGGTATGTTTGTCACAGTCACCAACTTCTGCGTAGTGGATGAGCACCCCGTAAGCATAGCCATACAAGCCAAGATGAGCACCAGCACTGCAAGAAACAGGAGTTCCTCTTTCATGTCTTTACCATTGTTCATGTGTATCCCCTAAAATAATTCTGGTTTCAGTTCTTTTACCTTGTCAAATGTATACTTCTTCAGCTTACCAAAGTGTACCGTTGGATTCTTAAACTCCTTTACAAACCCCCACGTTTCCTCCGTTACTAAATCATAGAATACGGTGTTCATCAACCGGGGGATTGCTTTCGCTGTCCAACCGCCCAGTTCATTCTTGATGTTTGCGTACACCTTGTCAATCATTGCAGGTGTCACGTACTTATCCACAATTTTCAACTCAGGTGTTTCCTTCCCCTGTGTTACGCTCACAGGTGATGTTGAACGGTGCTTGTCCTTGAACTCAGTACGCACAATCTTGGCCCATGTGGACCTTCCAAACCTGTTTACATGTGCATAGTTCTTCAGTACCAGACCCTCCCCGGAACCACACCCATCTTTTATAAGGTAGGTGTTTACGTCCAGCAGGTTTAACAACTGCTCATCAGACGGGTTGTTTATCACTGCGAGTGGCGGGATAACATTACATCCTGCCCGTAGCAGTACCTCACTGTACTCATCATAAGACAACCAGCGTTCCCCATTATGCACATCAAATATGTAGAACTTTCTCCATGCATCTTCCCGGTACGTCTTCAGAGTATGTGGTACCAGCCACTCCCCATAGATACGCCAATTCGGGCACCTGTGAAGGGCAACGATTATATTCCCATCCGTTTTCATGGCCTGAGCGAACCCAGCATTATCGTCCTCAGGTGTCACCACCCGGTTTCGTGAACCACAGTGTATGAAGTCTCCACCATCTTCCTCCGGTTTCTCCCACCATACGGACCCATTAGTACCATCTATCTTCGGGAAGATGTAAACGAGGCCAGCTTCAATGCCCTCAGTCTCCATCGTGTCCCGTTTCTCAATGTGTTGATATTTGTGGAACATATTATATCCTTGCCTTAACTATGTGGTAAAAGTCATCCTTGGTTAGGCCCTTTGTAACATAGGCCTCCCTGACATCCTTAAACTTGGATGGGTATACCTTAGTGTGCCCTATCCCACGGGCTGTTAGCAAGGCACCTAATGCTTCAAGGCCTTCCTTGCCCGCCCCATCATTGTCACCCACCAGCACGATGTGGGGGGTCTTTGGCAACCACTTGGCATAGTTAACAATCATTTCACCCCCGGAGTTGCAGTTAAACCTACCAATTGCGGGTACCCCCATCTCCGTTAAGGTTGCCGCATCTGACAAACCCTCAGTAATGGCTAGTATGTCCTCAATCACCAGCATATTCGGCATAAATAACCCTGCTTGACTCCCCTTAATTGTCATCTTCTTTCCATCCTTGAATCGAATCTGTATGCCAATGGGCCTTGTCGTTTCGTCCCGCATCGGGAAGGTGAACGCTTGCCCATCCCACCCAATGCAGAACTGCTTCAGTGTTTCCTCTTTAAGGCCTATTTCCAGCACTTCCAGACTCTTTCGTAGCTTGTCCTCATACATCTTCATCAGGTTAAACCAGTTAATGTCCGGTCGTTCCTTCGGGGTAAACTTCTTCCCCTTGAACTTGCCCTTCTCCAATATATGGAGGTACCCAGCACTACCACATTGTTTTACCGAACCAGCGGAAATACGGGTACAAATGCAAGCAAGGCCATCATCACTCATCAAGCAGTAGTCAGGTTTGCTACATATAGGGCATACTACGTCTAAATCGCTTATTCGTAACATTGTATCTCCTAAAACGGAATGTCATCATCAGGCATTTCAACTTCTGGCTGTTCCACGTGGGGTTCCGGCTTGTCATCCGGTGTTTCCCCCGCGAACAAATCGGGCAATCCACTGTCATTTTGGCAGTCTGATAAATCCACTGAGGTCGTATCATATTCAATGGGCGTTCCATTGCTGTCAGTCAAATCCCCTGTGACCGTCTGTGTGCCCCCCTGTGGCGTTTTATCCTCAACAGGTTCATACGTTGGGTCCGGCTTTTTTGGCTCATCCACGTCCGTGCTGAGTAGATTGCTGTCCAATTCCGGGCTATCTTCCTCAGCCCACCCGCCGATGCTACGAAAACTCATAATCTCCGGCACCCAAACACACCTCATTTTACCCGTTGGGCCCTGCCGATTCTTCGCAACAATAACGAAGGCCTCGCCATCATCCGGGGTTTCCACACCAAATTCCTGCATTTTATAGTATGCCGGACGGTGTAGCATGAGGATTAGGTCCCCAGCTTGCTCAATTCCACCGGACTCCCGAAGGTCTGATAGTCGGGGTTCAAACGACTTGCGATTATCCACCTCACGGTTCAACTGGCACAGGAGTACTACAATCATGTTATGCTTCTTAGCGGACTCCCTCACGGAATACACCATTTCATCAACTTCTTCATACCGGGCCCGATTCTTCTCGTTTGGACGCATCAATTGAAGATAGTCAATACAAACCAGTGCCGTTTCCGTGGGGTATTTCCCCGCAGTCTTGCACTTCCGTACCACATCAGCGAACTTAGCCATGCAATCATCCACGTACTTAGGGGTCACCCCCGCCGTGTCATCCAGTACAATGTCCCGGTTCTCTAACTTGGTCATGGTCTTGTCCAGCTTCTTACGGTCATTCTCGCTCAGGTCCGTGGGTAGCAACTTCGGGGGTATCTCGGCCATGTTCGCTACCAACCTCTCGGATAGCACCCCATTGGACATCTCACAACTGAATACAAGTGCTGGCATACGATTACTCATATTCAGCACCAAATCGGCCATGAATGAACTCTTGCCAATTCCCGGACGTGCGGCAACCAGTGTCAATTCACCGGCCCGCAACAACGATACATTGTCCAGAACATCAAAACCTGAGGAGTGTCCACCAGCAAGCACACCTGCATTCGCTACTACCTTGCGAACTTCTCTACTAAAATAGGTTGCTGTCATATTATACTCCTACCTTTATTCCACGAAACTGTATGTACTTTTCCCGCAACGATAACGTATGCTGTAAGGACCTTGGCATCCGTTGGATGTTCGGCGTTTCAACCGCATCCACCTCAGCTTGGTCAACTGGGTCAACCCGTGTATCCACTACATACCCGGCATCCTCAAGGTCTTCCCAACGCTTCTGGTTCAACCATGTGGACCCCATCGGTATAAACTGTCCGTTGTCCTTCAACCAATCATCGTTGCTGTGCAGGTTCCACATCAGGGCCTTCAGTATCAACTCAAACAGAGCATCATCACCCTTTAGTTTCATCCACGCCTTACGTGCCACAGCTTTACCAGTACGAACACCGTTGCGGGATGGATATAACTTCCAAAACTCATCGAATCGAGATTCCCACGTTTCCGTTGTCATTACCAGAGCCCTCCGGCATTATCTTCTGCACTCGGCGCATCATCCTTCTTCTTGTCCCCACCAACAAATTCCCAGCGGAACCCTTTGATAACAACGATTTCCACGTCATTACCATTCTTGTCTTGGAACTTTTCTTGGTCCAACGCACCTTCAATAATTATCTCTTTGCCTTTGGTAAACCACTTAACCACGTTCTCGGCTTGTTTCCCGAAGAACTTACAACGGAAGAACTTCACCGTCTCCTTGCCATCCTTTGACTTCTCATTCAGGGCAATCGTAAACCCTGCAATCGTGGTGCTTCCTGCTGTGCGGGATTTCGGGTCCGCTGTCAACCGTCCTCTAATCAGTACTAAATTCATGTTCGTTCTCCAAATAAATTAACATTCAAGACATTTTATTAGAAGGTACAATGCCAATAAGACACCCACACCCTCCACCACTGAACCTATCATACCATATACTCCCCTAAAAGTCAAGGTTTATTTTACGTGTCAATACGAGCAAATCCACCGTTTGTCAGTTTAATCCTTTTCACGTTCCTCCTTCCATCTCCTATTGGCTGGTTCTATGCATACTCCAAATTCCATAGCACAGAACTGAATAGAGTGGTCTATAAACCATGCAAATTCTTCATCAGTTATGTCGGCTTTGGATGGTACGTATTGGGCTTTTGTCCCCCTGAACTTGGTGAGGAACCGTTCACATAGTATTTCATCTACCTCCTTTGGGGTATATCCCACGTCCTTCGATACCCTCTTGCAAATACACGCTTCGTAGTATGCATACATCTGCAATGAGGGTTTCTTATGTTCTTGCTCAATTGTTACAACAATCGGGGTATCTTCCATTAGGGACTCCACAAACCGCATCACTGTGGCCTTGTTCTGGAAGATAATTTGGCCTTCCCTGACCCTCCCGTAGAATATCCCCTTTGGTCTGTTCATTTAATTCTCCACTACTGTCACATTTGCTAATCTGAAGTCCGTGTGATTCCCACGGAACCAACCACTGATACCTGTTTCCAGATTGACCGTGTAAACTGCATACCGGGGGAAACAGCCATCCCCTATAAATTCGTCAACCCGCATATGTAAATAACACTCCGGCCGTCCACTCTCCTGATACCAGAAACATTCTCCCACCTTCACAGCATCCACCAAAGGCACAACAGCGGGTGAATAAGTCTTGCTTTTTACGATTTTCATTATTTATCCTCTCTGTGTGGGTTTTGAAGGCAGAACTTGGCAACACCACAGTAGCGTTTGCATCTCAAGCACTCCCCGGGCCGATGTTCAATATACATCTTGGCAACTTCCTTCTTCGCTTTGTCATCCTTTGCAGTCAAGCGTTCATCGGATATGTACTTCTTCGCTTGTTCCTCCGTATCCTTCACACCCCCACGACATGCCGACTTGTTGCCCTTCTTCATCACGGCCCATTTCGAGGGCTTTGCCCACATTTCCTCAGGGGTACAGGGTCGAGGAGTACTTGCGGAATGTTCATTGATACAGTTTTTCATGTATTCAATTGCCTTATCCGTGTCCCACACATCACATTCATGTGTTCGTATCTGGACTTGGGGATATGACTTGTCGGATTCTGCATCCCGGGCTGACCAATCCCGCATAATAGCATGGATTCGTAACTTGCTTACCATAACGCCCGTTAGTTTCCACAGCATAATGCGGTACACATTGAGTTGCTGGTCCCATTCCGGGTGGTTCCCGAACTTCACTGACCAAACGGATGTTACTTTATAGTCATCAATGTACTTCATCACAAAGTCAATGATGTCAGCAACCCCTACCAGCGTAAAAGGTCCGGCCTTCATTTCCATCTTGAATTCCTGAACGACTCCGACCCGCCGGTACTTTGCCAATTCCTCATGGAATCCGGTACCGAACATGGCCCATAGTCTATCCGCTATATCCTCCTCCATTTCGTCCCAATGCTTGAATTTCAGGGCACGAATCTGGGGAGGTCCAATAAGCGTAGTTACCCCCATGCGTTCCGGGTTCAAGGGACGAATACCCAACGTGCAGTAATCCACGAAGGATTGGTCGAGCCCTAACATGTTTGTAATCTTCATGTTTTTCTCCTGATTAAAGTAATAGTTTATACAAGGGTGGTGGGTGGAGTCGAACCACCCATACTCCGAACCACCCGGTTTTGGAGGGAATGATGAAAAAGGTGACGGATGGGACTCGAACCCACAATCCTTGGCATCACAAGCCAATGCATTATCCAATTATGCTACCGTCACAACGGGTGCAAGGGGAATCGAACCCCCTGACCCTATTCTGTTACATGTCTTTAGAATTTAGGATTCATATCATCACCATTCTCTCTTACTTTTTAGGGTTCATGTTTGTCACACACTTCTTCCTATCAATACTCACTATACCATAAATCACATCGTTCGTCAAGCATTATTTTCATTTTACCAACGACTTATAACAATTCTTCCGATACAGAAGTGCCATGAATACGCTTCTGACCCCTGAAATCCCCATTCCCACGTTTTATCTACCCAAATGTTCCCCCAACTGAACACCCAACTGAACGCCCAATAGTCCCATGATAACATTTTCATTATACCACCTCCACAGTTGTTGGGACCTTGAAGTACTGGAATAGATTGCCCGATACTTCATCCCGGCTCTTAGTTATCTTATAATGGTAACATTCGGCTATCGTGTGCCATGTCGAGGAATAGGGCCTATCCCCCCGGCCGTCCTTTGCCCTGTACCGTCTCAATTCAAACGGCAACGGTTCATCATCCTCAGGGTCCAGTTTCGGCACGTCATGCAGTATCAGGGCCAACAGCAGGGCCCCATCACGTTGTGCTGATACAAGGTATCCGTTGATTTCCCTCACGGTTCGCAGATACTCTAAAAATACTGTCGTTACATCCTGCATTAGAAATCCTCCGTAGTTAGGTTGAAGGCCGGGTCACTTTCCAGTTGCCACCTGCCACATAATCCACATAGCCCATCTTCAATTACTTGGCTGTATGTTACTTCTCCCACTTCTTGACAATGCACACATACCAGCGGTTCGAGCATGTGTCCCCTGCGTATTACGTCATACACAGTATAACACTTGTCTTTACTTGTTGCCATAGTTTTCTCCGTAATAGTTTTAGTTTATAGTTTTCTATTTCCGTAATTCCATCAACCCTGACTATACCCGAATCGCCCGGGTATGTCAAGGATTATTTTCATATTATTTGTGGTAATTATCTATCCGGTTTATCCCTATCGTGTGTCATTCCCCAATATATCAGTAGTAAAATGACTATTACTAAAACACCTTCCATAATCCTGTATAAAATACCCTTCATTTTGCACCCCCTAAAAGTTGCGAATAAAATCATTGCCATAATCATCTTCTGAATATAACCGGCTATTGTCCCCCATCATAAAAGAGGTCATACAATCGTAACAGATAAAATATCCATGTATTTCCTCTCCCCCTGTATGTCCACACACATCACACACGTCTATTATACCTTCATCATCATAATATGAATCAAATCCCCATTGTACTGGTTTGAACTCACATCTAAAAGTTACGCCCTTTATCCTGCTATAAAAGGTCTTGAATCGTAACAATGCCCTGTAATAATCCGCAAGTATGAAACATGATTTGGGTGAGTGTGATTCTCTAATCCCCATCCCGATGTTAACTGTGCAGGTCATTGTATCCATTGCGCAAACATCCGAATAGGACCCATAACCGATTGGCCATAGTTCCCCAAGTTTCGACAGTAATTCAGAACAATCCCTATCGTAAGTAACTACATCAACTCCGGCGCGGTCGAATTCTACAATCAAATCATAATCTTTTAACACATGGTTCCTAGCAGTTGAATCCCCGGTTTCCTCATTATCCGTAATCAATACATCGGCCTTGAATCCGTTATTCAGGAGTTTGAATATCGTGTATATCCCTAATCGGTCGTCGAATCCAGCACCATAACAAATACCGGCCTTTTTATCTATTTTATCAATTCGGGGTTTTTGTACCGTATCCGCATGAGCCACGAATAGAATGGGTTCGCCATTGTCAATAAAAATTCTCCTCTTTGTTTTATCGGACCCATCCAGAACATGTTTTTTATACCGCTGGAATAGTTCCTCTTTATCGACAAAATAGGTCTTTAATTCATTTAATTCCACTGCAAACAGCTTATTATTGATATTTTTGGTCTTTTTACGCTTCATTTTCAATCATCTCCGATTCGTCTGTTTCATCTATATCCGGGGCGCATTCTTTACAATACATGTCCCCGTCTATTGTTTCATGTGTTTCTGAACAGTATTCACCACATCCATCACAGTATGAATATTCATTTTCTGCACATTCCCGGCATACTTCCAGTCCCGTATCCGATATGGTAATCATATCATCATTTTTTACATAGCGCCGGCATTCATCACACCATGTGGCTATAGCGTCTCGGTATGATTCACATATATAATCGTTGCCCAAACATACTATGTCAACAGTGGGTACATCCTCTTTACAGTTATCACAATAACTAAAATACTCATTATAGCAGTCTGAACACCATGTTTCCCCACTATCAGAGCACATTCTATCATCTTCATTGGTCTCGTCACCACAATTACAGCAGGTTTCCAAATCCCTAACTTCCCCACAAGTTGACGTTACCTCAAAATCGTACGCTTTCTTACTTGATGGGTGCATCAAATCTAATAATCCATTCCATATTCGGCCCTTAGTTAGCGTATCCATATATGGCACTTCCCCGAGTTCATAATCAAGCCCAGTAACATATATATCCTCATAATCAACTTCACACCCATCCGGTCCGATAATATCGTAACATCCCGGGGATGTCGAGCTCCGATAATTCCACCCTTGTTTCTTTACATAATCAAACATCTTTTGTGTTAATGTCTGTGAATCTGAGTATATTCGGTCCATCAAATATTCATCATTGTCTAATTTTATGACCATTGCCCGGGATTCATTGGACCCCATCCACATAGTTAACATCTGGTAAACGTCCGGGTTTTCTGCATATAGCCGGGTATACCGTGATTCATCACCTGTCATACATGAGTAACCACCCACTTCATTTTTGTATGCGTCAGTTATATCATCACCAGTCAATAATTCCGTACTAGTCCCGAATAACTCACCGATTATATTGTCCCCGATGTTCTGTATGTCGCAAGGTCCCATAAAATCCGATAGTCCTAACTTTCTGGTCAATATTCGATGTACCTTCATTTTCATGCGGGGTTTGCCGGGCACATTGTAACTCAAAAACCCGGGTGTTTGGTCTTCTGTATAATCAATTTCCAACTCTAGCAATTTTACGGCTACATGCTCTCTCAATTCCTCATATCTGTCCCTTGAACCCACATTTCTAAAAATGCAATGGTAAACTACTTGTCTTGCATTGCTCATAATCAATTCCTTTATTTCCGGATTCGGTTCGGTACCGTCCCGGCATTGTGCCGGAAATGCCATTATATCATATAATTCAAACCAAATCAATGGTTTTTACCGCAAATATCCCCCAATTCGGCTATTTTATGATAATTGATGTAAGTTTAATGATTATAAGGTTTTATGGCCGGGGTGTTTCCCGTATTGCGTCTACCTATATAGATACAATGGTAGAGTTGCGAATAGTGCCCATGTATGGCGTGTTTTTGTAGCCGTATTGTGTGTTCTGATGGACATATTGTGTGTTCTGATACCCTCCCCGTCCCGATGAACACCACCACGCAATATAATCGGTCCCGTCTATTCGCATGTACAAAGATGGAAACACCCCGGCCGGTGGGCCTATATAGCCGATTATGTGCATACTACAGAAACATCCCGGCTATGAACACTACATCATTGGACCATGTGCATAATGTGCATATTCATGTGCATAATATCGGGGCCCGGGCGTATACATCGTATATCCGGTATTATCGGACCCATTATATGCGTGTATATATGGAGGAATGCGTGTATTATCGGACCATGCGGGCCCGGGCGTGTATGCATGATGTTATCGGGCCCGGGGGGTAGTGGTCAGGTGGAATGGCATAATTGTTGTTCAGGGTGGTGATACCGCTTAAAAATACAGAAATGCTGATACGAAATAATATATACACCTACAAGTTAGTAGGGATTACTTGACAATAATCGTCTCAGTACATAGTTTTACATGGGTTACGGGGGATGATGTCATAATAAGTACATAATAGTTTGTGACAGCGTTACCATACAGAAGGGGGAATGGGGGGTAACTATTTTGTGTGAAAAAAGGGGGTATATTTATCACAGAAAGGGTATAATATACTACATATATGTAGTACCTCATACAGAGATTACAACAAATATATAGTTATTATACCCTATGGGGTGTTATCGAATCGAGGGAAAGCCATGCGTACATGAATTAGTTGACTAATTGTCCCCACTTGTCTATAAGTGTATGTACTTTGACCACTACTTGTCTATACGGGTGTAGATTTTGATCACCTTGTGCCCGGTAGGGGTCCCTGCCAGCACCTCCATCAGTCGTTTATTCTCCGCAAGTACTTCCTCGATTAGTTTGTTGCCCCTCTCAATAGTCTCCGTGTGGTTCTCAAACTCCCCATCAAGATGTGCATGGAGGTCCCGGACCGCCTTAAGCAGGAAATTCATGTCATTGTCCCGCTGTACCAGTTCCTTGCACTGTGCATCTATTATGTCCGATTGTTCATCCAGTATACCATTCAGATGTACTATATCGTCCCGCATCGTGTGCACCTGAGGGATAAGGTCCAGTGTTTCCTTGTCTATACCCCACGTTTCACAGCCCATAAGCAATTCACCATCATCAGACATCAGGTCCATGGTGCCCTTATTAGTGTACCATTTTATCCACTTCATTCGTTACCACCTTTCATTATTTAGTATATATATTATCACTATATGTTCTTACTGTTAGTAACACAGCATCCATCACGACCTGAAAGCATTTTTCGCACAGGTCGAATTCCATTGCTTGTCTTTGTATACGCGATGCACCCGGAATAATACCGAATGAATAGGCCATAGTAAACCCTGCTCGGTCAGACCGTTCCCCACATCTGTCGCATGTTACGATTGTTTGTCTACTCATACTACTCTCCTTTCCAAAGCCCCGTGTGGGGCGGTCATTAGCCGGAAAAACAAAATTAAGCAAGCAAGTTACTGATTAGTAAGCCAGCACATTGCACCGTACTTCCTCATTATGGATGATATGGAATATGTGGGCAATCTCATGGTACATGGCATTCAGGGGGTCTACACCATCAACCTTACACCTCCCAGGGCTCACCCAGATAAAGGCGTGTAGGGTGTCAGAGTCGAAGAACACCCGGGCCACACAGTCCCCATCATCATCACTTGCGAATCTCTTTGGGATTTCATCCCCTACCTCCAAGTCTACCCCCCAATCCCTCATTTGCAGGGAGTTAAGGGCCTTTCGGAGATACTTACACATGGTGTCCTGTCTGCGTTTGTGGTATCCCGGGTCTTTAATCATCGTCATCCTCCGACATTTCACTGGCTTTCCACCAGATTGTTGCCATATTATACTTCCCCAAGTCCACATTCACAATGCTTACAAAGTCGTAGAAGTCGTCATACGCTTCAATATCCTTCATTTTAGCATGGATATTGTCGAATATCTCCATAGACCCCGTCTTTCCTGTTACTGCTACTCTCATATAGTACATTATTTTGCCTCCGAATACGTCCGGCCAACGCCAATCTCTACCGTCAACGGGACGCAGAGTTTATACGCATTAACCATTACTTCCTCTATTTTAGATACCGCCTCATCCGTATATTCATCCAGCACCTCAAAGACAATCTCATCGTGCACAGTCAGGACCATCTTACATTCCCACTGTGGATTGTTCTTTATAAGGTGTCTTAGTTTTACCATTGCCACTTTTAACATATCTGCCGCCGTTCCCTGAATTAAGAAGTTATACGCCTGTCGTTTAGCACGGTTGTCAATTCTTTCAAACCTTCTTCTCCTCCCGCTTTTCGTATAGACATACTTATGGTGGTAGAGAAACTTATGGCATTTCTTGATTGCTTTATGTACGTCCGGGCAGAGTTCAAAAAACTTCGTAATCCAAGTGGTCGCTGTTGCCACGGTAATACCAAAGTCCTGAGAGATACCCAGTTCGGTTTTCCCGTAGATAATCGGGAACACCACCCCATTCTTCGCCTTATGGCGGTCCAGTTTATACTTCTCCTTCGTTGCTTCATGGTCCTTATTCTCCTCGAACAATACCTCATCGGACAGATTCAGTCCAAATATCTTATTTGCGGCGATTAAGTGTACATCCATCCCATTATTAAAGCAATCCAACAGTATCTCATCTTGGGACTGGTCAGCCAGAATACGTAGTTCCTGACCACCGTAGTCAGCGACAATCAGGGTTTTCCCCTCAGGTGCCACGAAGCAGGCCCGTACATCAAACTCGGACTTGGTGCGGTTGGATGGAAGATTTTGTAGATTTGGTTTGGAACTTGATAAACGGCCCGTCACCGTGTTATTGAAGCTGGTTCGGACACGCCCATCGGAACACTGAAGCAGGGGCAGTTTGCTGATGAAGGAGTCTACTAACTTTCGTACGGTAAGGTACTGGATTAGTTTGTCGATGAACTCCCCGGTGGGACGGAGGCGTTCCAATACGTCCTTTGCGGTACTCAGTTCCCCTGTGTCCGTAGTTTCCCGGAGGGTGTACCCCATCTTCTGAAGAATATCGACACGTTGGGCCGTGCTATTGAAATTAACGGAACACTGCGCCGTCTGGTCCCCAGATAATCCTTTCTGTATGACATAGGGTATATGGGCCAACTCAGCTAACCGTATCACCAGTTTGTCCAGCAAGGCCTCTGCAAGGACCTTCTGACGTTCCATTTCTTTCGCATCCATTAGGACCCCCTCAATCGCCAAGTCCCTGAGAACGAACTGGAAGGGCATCTCAATGTCCCTGAACAGCATGGTTAGATTCTGCTTCTTGATGATGGGCAGGTCCTTCTGGAATAGCTGGTACGTCCACAAGGCATCATTCTGGGCGTATGTGTGGAAGTTATGGGAGTGGACCCCCTCCTTCTCAGCTTCAGTGAAGGATACCACCGTTTCCCCCAACTCATCGGATGCCCGGTACTTCAGGGAGTGGCTGGGTCTGTTCTCATCTATCACGTAAGATGAGGTCATTGTGCAGAATATACGCTCTATTGGGTCAGTAATCCCCACCTTGTGAAGTACCATCAGGTCAAATGGTGCATTATGCATGATGATTAGCTTCATCTTTGGGTGTGTTAAAACATGCTTTAATGTGGCTATTATACTATCTTTTTGCACATTGTCAGCTAAATCCACGTAGCACACCTTCTTTCCGTCACACAGTGAGAACCCATTGATGTCCAGTTCTGTGTATTTCAGGTCAGTAGTCTCCGTGTCGAAGGCCATGGTGTCCCAATTTGCTGTCGCCAACCAACTGCGAAAAGCATCGTTATCAACTATCACGGTTCGGTGTATCATTAAAATTTCCTCTTAATTGGGTCATTGCCATTTTGGGTGAAACCCCCACCTTGTTCATCCATAATCTCATCATAGGAGAAATGGTGCTTACGGGTCTTTAGGGAGTATTCGTACTTCTTCATTCTGCGGTCCAGTGCCCGTTCTTCTTTGTCAATACGATTGAAACGTTCCATCATTTCTTTGAACTCGGGCATACTCTCATACAGTTTATTTAACCACCGATACCCGGTTGCCGGATGAATTCCTAATTTCGCAGAAGCATCCGCAACAGAAAGCCCTTCCCCATCAGGGTTTATAAGAATCATGAACTCCCATTTCTCCTGAGTGGTCTTAGTCGCTACCCTTAATTTACGTGACCGGTCCGTGCTTTCCACTTTGTTTACCTCCTAATGATTAAGTTTAATTCCCGATTTCTATACAGCAGTATACCACAATTCGGCAACAAAGTCAAGAACTATTTTCACCGGCCTAAAAATACTTTCCAGTATGCTAAGTGTCCATGTAAGGTTTACTTTACATTTGTCAAAAATCCGTTGCATATAAAATAGTACTTAAGTCCTTATGTCTACACATATTACGTTGTATTTGAGTGCGACAACGTGCCACTTACTTATGGGGGGGATACACAGGGGGGGCGGGGACGAACACGATGTGAGTAACCTAACGTAATCGGTACTTGATATTCCGCATGTTTGCATGGATGCGTATGAGCGTTGGGAACTAATACTTAATACTTAACAGCTAATAATGTCTGACCGAGCGAATAGGAGACAATGTAATAATAATAAGGTAGCAGTTATCCGAGACCATAGTAAGAGTCGGGATACCACCTTTTATTACCCACACGGGCAATGGAGTGCCAATGTGGGACATTATAATTTATGGCAAAGCAGAAGAAACAAGAGATAGTCGGTGGATACGAAACTTGGGGTGATGATGTCAAGGCCAAGAAGATACGTAAGAATGCGAAGTTTAACTACGGTTATGTAGAACTTGCGGCTCGTCTGGTGGCATCGGGGCACTCTGAGGAAGATTTAGGGTTCGTTTTTGGTGTGGCTGGACCCACAATCAGTAGTTGGAAGCAGAGGTACCCCCAGTTTTCAAAGGCATGTGCCAACGGGAAGAACCTTGCGAAAAATCATGCAGTTGCTCAGGGCTTGCGAACAGCGGCTGGTTACGACTATGAGGAAGTGCAAGAGGAATATGTACGGACGAACACGGGGGAGATAGGGGACAACGGTGAGATGCTGACCGAAATGGTCTTATCAAAACGTAAAGTCTCCAAGAAACACGTACCGGCAAACCCTACATTGAACATGTTTTATGTCTGTAACATGGACCCGACATTCACCAGTCTCAAGAGTGTGCAGATTGACGCTGGGGAAACTGGTGTTGGTGGCATTAGACTGTCCGGGGATGATATGGCCTCTGGCATAAAGAAACTTTGCGAAGGACTATACAGGGCAACTGACGAACTTTCCAACGTCAAGTCCAAGAAGGTTGAAGCGATAACCGTGAATGCTGCCCCTGTGGAAGCTGATTTTCACGGTAATAAGAATGAGACTGATGATACTAAACCCAAAGTAGGTACCCCAACCACTCTGACTGAAAACGGGGATGTGGAAGGACAACCACAATCATCACTAAAAATACCGGACCTATTTGATGAGTAAAATAATTGATAGCCCGGAAGCGTTTTATAAGAGTATCCCAACAAGCATTATGGAAAATCTTGAATTTCGTATACAGTTACATACATTGATGGAAAAGGATACTGGGTTACAGAAGCTATATCGCAATATGTGTCGAATTAAGCCACACATTGCCTTTAACTCGATGTTCTTTACGTTTAATCCACGATTAGAACCGGGCTTTAAGAATGTGCCATTTATACTTCGTCCTGCTCAAGAGGACGTTATTACTGCTCTTTGTCAAGGTTATACAAATAGACCACAGAACGATGTGATTGTTGACAAGTCCCGGGATGAGGGTGCCACTGAACTGATTTGCAAGTTCATTGCATTGTTTGCATGTCTGGATACACAGATGATGGCATTGGTTGGCTCACGTAATGAAAACTATGTGGATAAGAAAGTTAATTTCACAAAGGGTTTATTGACTGGGGACCACAAATGCTTATTCCATAAGATATGCTATGCACTTAACACCTGTCCAGACTGGTTCAGACCGGAGATGGAAAAGACCCACATGCACTTGGAGTTGCTTGATAATGGGTCCTGTGTTGATGGTGAAACCACCACGGACAATTTTGGTGCTGGGGACCGTAGGTCGATAATACTTGTGGATGAAATTGGTCGTGTTGACCACGGTGTGGCACAATCCATTATTGATTCAATATCGGATACCTGTGATTTCAACATCTATAATTCAACACACTTTTATGGTGCGGCCCACCCTTACAACCGTTTGCTTCAACGTAAGAGTTCCCGAACCAAAGTTGTTGTACTACCATGGGAACGAAACCCAGAGAAGAACGAGGGGTTATACCGTTCACCTGATTATGACCAAATCACCATACGGGACATTGACTATTACCGGGCGATTGTACCAGAAATCTTTAATGACTTGGAACCAGACGTACCCTTTGTTCTGTCCCAATTAGAGAAGGATGTTATAAGTTTACACCCGGACCTTGTGCAACGGATGGAACAATTCAAGTTCATTGCGGATGCAGGTGATGCAAACGAGGGCGGCTGGCGTTCACCGTGGTATGATAGTGAATGCGAAAGACGGGGACACAGCAAGCGTGATATATCCCAGAACCTTGACCGAAATCCTATTGGTTCAGGCGATTCATTCTTTGGGTTAATTAACCTGAGACGTATTCGGGTAGAAGACATACATGAGCCCCTGTACCGTGGTGAATTAAAGTACAAGAAGGACCAGAGTGAGCAAATTAGAAAAGAGTCTGTGTTCTTCAAGGATGGTTTAGCGGCTGGGTCGCTTAAAGTATTTGCCAACTTAGTGAATGGTAGACTTAATCAGGACCACAATTACGTTATTGCATCAGATATATCCCGTGGAACTGGTAATTCAAACTCGGTCGCACAGGTGATTGATGTTAACTTGGGGGAACAGGTAGCGATATTAGCCACCCCGAACCGGCCACCGGAGGAGTTCGGTGACTTGGTTTGTGCCCTTAGTGTGTGGGTCGGTGGTGCTTCCGTTCAACCCTACCATATTTGGGAAGCAAATGGTCCCGGACAGGCGTATGAGAAACGCATCCTATTCCATAATATAACTAAATACTATATACCCAAAGATGAACGTGCTCGGGTTAAGAAACGCAAGAACAAACGTGGTTGGTGGTCAACTACGGGACCCAATGGTACCAAGTATTCCGTGTTAGAAGACTTAGATATTGCCTTATCAGCAGGGATACGAAGGTCCACGGAACATCGGAGTATACGGATACACGATGTAGAAACACTTGAGGAATTAGAAAACTATATCCAATATGAGAATGGGGCGTTAGGTCCAGCAAGTGAAGTATCAGATTCGGTTGGTGCTCGGTCAACACATGGGGACCGGGTAATGTCATTAGCGATTGCATTGTTTGCGATGACGTATCAAGCAAAAGCAGTGATGAAAGTGGTTGAAACAAAAACGGCTGACACGTTAAACGCCCGTATTAAAAATCGTAAACGTGAGCGTATACGCAGAGAACGAGAGAAAAGGTTTTAATAATGGACACAAAAGACGCAACACCCGCTGTTAGTTTCCCTAAGCGATTGCGAAGGGCAACGGATGCATGGGACAGGATACAGAAGGTACCCCTCGCCCACAGGTCAACCATGCTTTCCCGGTGGGCTTCTAACTTTTTTGAGTTGGGGGCAGAGTATTCTACACCCCATACGATGAACCTGATTGACAGGGCTATCTCGATTCTTGTTCCGTATCTCGCTATGTCCAACCCCGGGGTAATTGTAAATACAAAGTTTCCGGAGCACAAGCATCTTGCCTACACCACCCAACTGGCATTACAGCATTGGTTGCAGGAGTTTAGGTTCGCTAATAATTGTATACGGCCCGCTGTTCTTCACTCTATGTTCGGTATGGGAATAACCAAAACTGGCATAATGAAGGAATGGGAGATTGAGATAAAGGGCCTCCGACATGATGTCGGACAAACCTACTCGGACGTAGTAGATGAAACTAATCTAATCATGGACCCATCAGCCAGAACGGTTGATGAAGCACACTTTATGGGTGACCGCTATATGATGCCCACGGATTTGGCGAAGGAGTTCTTTGATAGCAAACATGCGGACCATATTAAATCCTCATACCAGTTATACGGTTCGGGCTCACCTGATGAAATTAGTCATAATGGCCGACAAAACGATACATCCAGATTATTAAAAGAATACACCCGATTCAGGGATTACTACATTCCTGATGAACAGGTTATCATTACGCTTACTGATGACGATGGTTATAATCGTATTATCAATGAAGTCGAGTGGGATGGCCCGGAATCTGGACCCTATGATTTTCTTGGGTACAAGTGGTTTCTTGAACATTCCTATCCTATCCCACCCGCTTGGGGTTGGCTGGACATGGATGTTATTATGAATATAATCATCAACAAACTCAGGGCTCAAGCCGAGTCTGAGAAGACTGTACTTGCATATGAGTCACAGGCAGGGGATGATGCAGAACGTATCGCTAATGCGGGTGACAGGCAGACGGTTAGAGTTGATAACATTGAGTCTCTAAAGCCCATCGAGTTTTCTGGCATAAACCCGGAAATGTATAACTGGTTGCAGTATATTGAGGGGCAGTATTCCTTGCAGGGACAGAATCTTTATACGATTGGTGGACGAAATTCACAGGCCGGAACATTAGGTCAAGAGCAAATGCTAATGGCAAATGCATCTAAGTCTCTTGATGACATGATTGATTCCGTTCATAATTTTGTGGAGTCAATACTTAGAAAACATGCATGGTATATGTGGACTGACCCACTCATTGATATTCCAGTCATAAAACGTGTTCCCGGGTATGGTAATATATCAGAACGCTTTGTATCCCCTGATTTGGATGGGGACTTCTATGACTATACATTCTCTGTAAAACCCTATTCGATGCAACGTATGTCGCCCGATGTTGATTTCCAGAGAACCTTGCAGTTCTTGTCACAGTGGGTTCTGCCTACGTCACAGCTTGCCGCCCAACAGGGTGCAATGCTCAATGTACCCGAGGCAACTAAGGACTTGGCACAGAAGTTTCAGATTGAGAATATTGACCATTGGTATGACCAAGCCGCCCCACAGAATGCTGGAATGAATCCGTACTCCCCTGATGCAGGGTCAAAGAATGGACAGCAGGACGGTAGAACGGGTATGATGGGTGCCGCAAGCAGGAACACAAATCTACAACAGCAACAGAGTGCCGCTGGTGGGCAGTCCTCGACCGTGGGTAATGTATTAGCAGATGGGAAGAAGACGAATAATGCGTAAGATTGTACTTAAATTTCACGATGGCACGGGGCCTTGGGCTGACAAAACTGACAAGGTTATCGGTATTGTTTCAAAGAAGACACACGTAGAAGCCCTGTTTGAAAATGGATGGTCATGGTCGTCCACACAGAAGTGGGGTGCAGAGAATGGTGTTCGGTTCGCCGAGATTAAATATTCACACCCGGAACGGTGGGTTGAGGTTGTTCTTCTCGTGACCGATGAGGAATATGATGCCATTGAGATGCGATGTGAGATGCTCGCCTCCATGGGAATAAAGTATGATATGCGTGGGGCCATAGGATGTGCTATAACTGGCCGTGATGATGTGACCGCCTTCTTCTGCTCAGAGGCCGTATTCTATGCCGTTCTATGTCAGTGGTTGCCGGAGATTCTTAACTATAAAATGCACCCGGACAAACTATACACGATTGCTTGTGTCATTGCTGACCGGCTTGCAGACCGTTTTATTTCGATGGGGGATACCAATGTCGATACTCGCTAACATTACAGCACTTTTGAAAGTCGATGGACTTTCCTCTGACTTGTCATTCCGAAAGTTCTTTAACACGACTACAACCCCAACGACTGTTACACAGATGAGGAGAACGCTGGGCACAGCTGATTCGGATGAGGCGTTGGACCTTGGTGATGTAGCCACCGTGGAGTATTTGCTGGTATATGCGGTTACTGGAAATCTCTCTATTGACTGTGACTTCGATTCCGCATTTGATGTGGATGTACTCGTGGCCGAGGGGGAGTTAGCTATGTTCAAACCTGCTGGTACGGTATATGTAAAGAATACAGATGCGGGGGTTGCACCAGTTTTTGAGTACATTGTAATCGGGACTACTTAGACATGCGTAAAGTGGAATTGCAGAAACAACTTAATGAAGTTATCGTCCGTATGCATTCTTCACCACAGCGAATTGGATTACTAAAAAGTATATCAGCAAGTTCAAAGGATACTTCGGTTGATTCACAATTAGAGGATGCTATGTCATATTTGGGCATCTGTGTGTCATATTTGTTATTTGACAATGATTGTCTCCAACGGGAGATAATAAAACTTAGGGCAAAAGGGGACAGCAACTAATGCCAATTTACATGTATAAATGTAATACCTGTGGGGAGTTCTTTGAAAAGTTCGCCCCCATGGAGGATTTCGAGAAGGACCAACCATGTGAATGTAGTGGGGATGGAAAGCGTTGTATATCCCTTCCTAATACAGACATGGTAGCAAATGTTAGATATTCTGAAACATTGGGGGTTCACCCAGACCAAGTAGCGGATGGCAGTGCCTTCAAGATGCACCCGGGTGCTTCCTTTGATGCTCAGGGTCGTTTGCGGATTAACAACCGAAAAGAGAAACTTCAACGTATTAAAGAGCGTAACGAGTATTTGGGTACTCATCTCGCTGAACTTAGTTAAGGAGACAGAAATGGAACGATTCAAACAGAAGTTTGCAGATGGTGATTCATTCGCCTTCTGTACAGGTGTCGTGGATGGAGTAGCGGATATTCCCCAACTGGTGGTAACACGGTTTATTGAGGGTGTTCCTAAAACAGCGTCTATTTCACTTATGGACACGGACACTGGGGAAGATGTGTGTCAAGGGTTATTTGAGGCCCTTGGGGATTACCTTGCGGAAAAGGAAGAAGCGTTGGCCTTGGCTACTGCGGAAACAACTAAATCGAAAGGTAAGAAATAATGGCTGAAGATATTAAAGAACCAGACGAAAACTTGGTTACTGATAATATACATGATATTATAAGTGATGAGCAGTTAGACATTGGAGTGGATAAGTTCGAGGATAATGACGACAAGAAAATCGGATTTATTCGCAAAACTATTGATTTCGTTAAAGGGAATAGGAAGGTGCCCTATGATGATATTGAAGAAGATGATACTCCGGTGGAGAGTGAAAAGGGCACTGAGGAAGCTGAGAAAGAAGTTGAGGGAACCCGGGTCGATGGCCTTGAGGAAACACCTGAAGGTGATGCTGGTGACACGGATGGAGACGCCGAATTAACCATTGATTCGGTTGATGCTCGTCTGGTAACTGCCGCCCGTAGACGTGGGTGGGACAACGCGAAGATTCTAAAATACGCTGAGTCAGACATCTCAGTGCTTGATGATGTGGCAAACCTGATGGATAGAATTGACACCCATCAGGATGTAGCACCTGTGGAAAAGACGAAGGAGACAACCCCGGAGAAGAAGCCCGAGGGCATTAAGAAAGTGTCTTTCACAGATGACCAGAAGGCCAATCTTGAGAGCAAGTACGGTGAAGGCATCATTGATGAGGTATTACAGCCAATCCTCGATGCCAACAATTTGCTGGTAGACAAGGTTAATGCACTGTCTGAAAAGGATAAAGCGGTCGAGACGGACGCTGTTAATAGGGAAGTTCGTGAACGTGCGGATACGTTCATGGAAGTATTGGATGCCTCTGCAAAGGACTATCCTGAATTGGGTAAGTGGGAGAATGTACCACTAACACCCAATGGACAATTCGACATGAAAAATCCTATTGTCAAAGTTCGAGCAGAGATTTACGACATCTTTGAGTCTTTTGTTGCCTTGGGCCAAACAGCGAAAGTAGCAGTTGATAATGCTATGCTGTGGTACGGTGCCAAGAGTAAATCCAACAATGCCGAGACTAAGATTATTGAAAAACTCAACAGTCGTAAGAAGAAGTTCATCAACAGGCCGGGACAACGCAAGGTCGCTAAGAAGTTTGAGTCCGAGGACGATAGAAAGCGAAGCGTTATCCGAGATGCGATGGGCAAAGCTGGCATCCAAACGGATTAGATGCTGATTTATTTATAAGGAGTTTTATTTTGGAAATCACAATCGACCAAGCAATTGATGTAGGATATGCTACTCTGTGGCGTATTAAGAAAGACGCTCTTGCCATGACCTTTGGAACGGGTCACTACGAACTGTTCAACATGTGGTTCGGAGACAAGGCCGAACGCAATTCAGGTGATATGATTAAGGATTACATCACTCTGAAGGATACCGGAAACGGTAAACATATCTCGCTGTGGGAAGAAGACACCCACAACACGGTAAACACAGACAAGGAAATTCGGGTAGATTGGAGTCACTATACTACGAACCTGTCTTATAACCGTGTTGAACTCGGCATGAATATGAGTGATGAAGTGCGTGTTTACAACTACCTCAAGGGGAAGATGGACAACATGTACCGGGAACTTGCCGAGGATATTCAGTCCTCACTGGTTCTTTCCCCCACAAGTGCCTCGGATAAGAAGAACCCCCATGGACTTGCTTCTTGGCTGTCACTGGGCACGGATGGTTCAGCCGGTGCATGGAATGCGTACAGCGGCATCTATAATGATGGGTCCGCTACCACGTATTCCGTAGGTGGAATTGCATCAACGTCTGCAAGTTTGGCACGTTGGGCATCGTACTATGCTGACCATGAGGGCTCACTTGGTGACGCTCTTTTGACCAAGCTGTTCCGGGCCACCACGCAAACAAAGTTCATCGTTCCTATCGTGCCTAAAGCCGGTAAGATTGATGAGAGCACAGGTTTTGGTAACTTCCGTTACTACACGAACCTGAATGTTGTAGCTAATCTTGAGACATTGCTTCGCAAGAGTGATGACCAGATTGGTTCTGACCTCGGCAAGTATGCCGGAGTTATTGTGTACAAGGGCATCCCCATGATGTATCTTGAGGAACTTGATGCGGCGGCATCTGCTGACACAGCACTGCGTGGTACCGACCCGATTTATGGTGTCAACCACGACTGGTTCAAACTCACTGTCCTGAAGGACAATGACTTTGTAATTGGCAAACCCACGCCCCGGGACAATCAGCATAATGTGCTGAAGGTTCACTGCGATGTATCCTATGCGGTACACTGCACAAACCGACAACGGGCTGGTTTCCTGATTTCACAGCAGTAAGAGTAGTGTTCATCGTAGCAGTGCGGGAGGATACCCGGTTGCTTTAATGCTGGTGGGAGGAAAAACGTAACTCCCCCAGCACGAATCATTCATTTTAACAAGAGGTTAGTATTATGGAAAGTAGCTTTATTGGTGGCTATAATGTTCAAGGCATTAAGCTAAAACGTGTGCTTTATGAAGGCACAGCAGTAATTTATGAGGGTATGGCCCTGTGTTACAATCAGGATTCCGTGCTTAACATGAATGACGTATCAGCAATTGAGGGCACCCAGAACCCGGGCAAATGGACCCGAGTTGAAGTGGCTAAGGCCGCTAACATGCCGTTCTTCGCTGGTGTTGTTTCCGGGTCGGCATACGCTGGCAAAACAGGTCCTCGTTGGTTGGACATTGCGGTACCTAATGGTGCCATTGTTGCATGTCGCGGTACCGAGTCCTTCACTATCGGTGATGATGTCTATATCGCCGCCGCTGACTACGAGGTAACAAATGTTCCTCAGGCCGGTGGTAAAATTGGAGTAGCCATGGAAACCATTGACCGTTCAGGAACAGAAGGATTGGTTCTGGTTAAACTGATTGGCACTGGGGCAAGTGGTGATATTGTTACCACGGCTACGAAGACTCAGGCCGACTCAGCCGTTGCCCTTACAGTTGCGGATGCTGGCTCTGTCTATGACAATACTGGGGCAACTGGTTCGGTTGAATTTGACCTGCCGACTGCCGCATCCTGCAAAGGATTGTCCTTCACCTTCACAACTGTCGTAGCAGAGACTATTGTGATTGACCCCAATGGTACCGAACTTATTCTGTTTGGTAATGGGTCGGGCGTGCTGGGCGCTGGTGAGGCCCTGACGCTTACACCGGGGGATACCAACGACAATGGCACGACTATTACCATTGTCAGCAACGGCACATCTTGGGTTGTAACGAGTGCGTTTGCAACCTCCGCCGCTTTGTTTGTTATTCCTTAATAGTTTCAAGCTGTCTCCGGGGTGGGTTCGCACTGGAAATGTCCGGTGGCCCACCCCATTTTGGGAGTTTATAATGGCGAATATGGCATGGAGTTTCTCAGATGTGTACACGAGGGTGTCTGAGTTTCTTGGGTTAGGCTCAAGCCCAACAGGGTCAAACCTTACCAAAGTTAAGAATCTCACGTACCGGGGGTACATGGCATTCCTTATGCCGTTCAATGCGGAGTCTAAGGAAACCTACGTTTGGGAGTATCTCAAGAAGGAAGCAACCTTCCAGATGTCTTCTGGCTCATGGGTACAACCCCTACCAGACGATTATCAGAAGATGGTGCGAAGGCCCTCTTACGGGGAATCAGCTAAGTACCCCAAGTTGCAGTCTGTATCCATATCCCGAATTATGGACCAGCGAAACAATGTTGGTGCTAACTCCTACCCCCTTGAGTACGCAGTTCGGGTACGCAACTTTGACCCGGGCATTCCTATTCAGGGCAAGGACTTGATATTTTACCCCACCCCTGATTCTGACTACACGATGAATTATGCATACATGTTCATCCCGGAGAAACCCACGAATGATGGGGACTACTTTATCGGTGGTGCTCTTGAATCTGAGGCGATACTGGAAAGTTGCTTAGCTTCAGCGGAGTTAGACCAAGATGAGAAGTCGGGTGTACATGCACAACTTGCGGCACAGTTAATACAGCAACTCATATTAGCTGACCAGCAGGATGTCCCTAATACTATGGGATATATAAGAGATAGTAATATCGGAAGGGTAAGTATGTTTGCTTACCGTCAATTTCAAATCCCCCCGAGTATGACCTCGGCGTATGGGCATGAATTAACTTAACGAATTAGGAGTAGTATTATGGGAAGTGCAAATTTTGCATATAGTAGAAAGAGTGCGGCTTTGCTTGGTAATGCACAGGTATCCGGGGCATATACAATCAAAACTGGTAGAACAGCCGATGGTCAGGTCATTGACTCCTCTGTGGAGATTGTTGACCCTGCCGCTGATTTTGCAATGACTCTGCCGGATGGCACATATATTGGGCAGACTGTTCTTGTTACCTTCACATCGGATGCTAACACCAAGGATTGTACCCTCACAGTAACGCACCACCAAGCGGTTGACGCTGGTTCAGAACCACTGGATGCTGTCGATGAACACATGCTGTTCATGTGGAAGGGCACCGAGTGGGTTACATTGGATTATAGCACAGCGGGTGACATAGCGTAAGGGGGCTATTATGAATTTAGGTGAAAATAGTGGGGTGATGGGTATTCAGCTAATTACGGTGGGTGCTGGTCCCGTGAGTGTAGCTGGAACCGACCAACCCTGCCGGACATGCTTGGTAATGCAGAAGTCGGGCACCCAAGCGTATATGAATATTGGGGCGGCGGCTACAACCTCCCATTGGAAGTTATTGGCAACTGATGCCATTGAGGTCCCCGTCAATAATGTGAACCAGATTAACGTTAATGGGACTTCCGGTGATATTGTGCAAGTCCTGTGGAGGGATTAACATGCCCGAAGCTAAGATACCACAGCCAAAGAGGGACGTACTGCAAATACTACAGCGTAAGATGAGACATGAGGCCCTGTGGAATGATAAGAATGTGCGGGATAGCTGGAAAGCGTACCGCAAAATTGTGGGCCCGAAGGGTGTTCACATGAGCAAAGAGGACTGGCTTGACTTTAACTACAAGAAAGCTGGCAAAGGAACAACCAGACCCGAAGCAAGGCACGAGGAAATATACTAATGACCATGCGTAGATTCGTCCCTCCTATCCAAGGGGTATCACACTTCTTGGCCCTGAGTGACGCTGAACAACTTGTGTCGGAGTTTATGAACAATGTTCGTCCGGTGGATGTGTTGGCGAAGCGACTTCGTATGGGCCAACGTCCCGGGCTGGATAAGTGGGGGGCCGGTGTGCAAATTGGTGGCACTGATGCCCCAGTGGTTGCAAT